CAGCCTAGCGAATTGACGGGAAGATAAATGACAATATCATGTCCGCCCTGATTTCCCACCGCATGCTTCCGCGCGGTGCGAAGTCCGGACAGTTCCTGGTGACGGGTCGCGCCGGCGCGGCCGGTCTCCTGCCCGACACCTCGGGCAACATCACGAACCTCCTCCAAGACTCCGCGTTCCTGAACCGGATCAAGTCGAACGAGAAGGAAGTGTTCCTGGACGGCCCGATCATCTCGGCCACCATGATCGCGGAGTTCGACGAACTGCGCGCTCAGTACGACGTCCGCTCGGGACACGCCGCCGAACTCGGCAAGGGCGTGGCCGAGGAGTACGACATTCGTGCGCTCCTGATGCTGGCGAACGGGGCCCGCTCCGCCACCCTCATCACGGCCACGGGCCCGGACAACGACCGGGCGGGCACGCGCGTCGTGGACGCGGACTGGAACAGCAACGGCGCCTCGGCCGTCGCGACCCTGTTCCGCCTCAAGCGCGCGTTCGACGCCAAGTTCGTCCCGCAGTCGGACCGCCACGTCATCATCACGCCGGAGTGCTACAGCAACCTCGCTCAGCAGACCGACCTGGTGAACCGTGACTGGGTGGCCGGCAAGAACGGGGACTTCGCGGCCGGAACGGTCGAGCGTGTGGCTGGGTTCCAGCTGCATATCTCGGCCCGCCTGAAGTCGGCGGACAACGCGACCGGCCTCGGCGACCTCTCGGCCGCCAACCGCTCGGGCACGCTGAACATCTTCTCGGGCGGCACGGCGCCCGCGACCGCCAACGGTGGCGGCGCGGTCACGGCGGGTCACTACGAGAACACGGTCGCCCTCGCGCTCCACGCGAGCGGGGTGGGTTCCGTGGACATGCTCGGCATGAGCCTCGAGTCGGACTACCGGATCGAGCACCAATCGACCCTGATCGTCGCCAAGAAGCTGTGCGGTATCTCGTGGCTGCGCCCTGAGGCGTGCATCGAAATTACCGATGTTTAACGGTTAACTCTCCCCGCCCTCCCTCGGACCGCCATCCGGGGGAGGGCACCTTCAACTGAACACACCATGGCGTCCGTCCTCACCACGCTCGAAGCGGTCAACAGCATCCTGCGTATGCTGGGCCGGCGCCCCGTGTCCAGCTTGGACCCGGCCAACCTGGCCCCGGACGCGGCCTTCGCGCTCCAGGAGATCGAGACGGTGAACCGCCAGGTCCAGGACCAGGGTTGGTTCTTCAACATCGAGCGGGCCGTGCAGCTCCCGAAGAACGTGAGCGACCGCGTGCCCGTCACGGACGACGTGGCGCGCGTGGAGACGCCCCGGCGCGGGCCGTGGGGCACGACCAGCTTCTGGTTCAACACCGAGTTCATCATCCGCACGCACCCGACCGACGGGCGGTGCCTGTGGGACAAGAGCGCGCAGGCGCGGGACGAGGACCCCTTCGACCTCTCGCGCTTCGCCGAGGTCCGCGTGGACCTCGTGCGCCTCCTGGACTTCGACGAGACCCCGGACTCGTTCCGGCACTACGTCATGGTCCGGGCCGGGCGCAACGTGCAGGCGCGCATCCTCGGGGACCCGGCCCTGTACCGGTTCAGCATGGACGACGAGGCCCGCGCGCTGCAGGTGCTGGCGCGCGAGGAGCTCGGCACGAGCCAGGCCAACGCGCGCAACACGGACGTGGCCCGGAACATCCTGCGCCGCCGGTACTAGGCCATGCCCCTGACCGAGATCGCGGTCCAGAACCTCCTGGGCGGCGTGAGCCAGCAACCCGCGGCCAACAGACAGCCCGGGCAGGTCACGGCCCTCGACAACGGCCTCGTGCACGTAGTGAACGGCCTGGCCAAGCGCAAGGGCTCACGCCACCTGGCGCGCCTGTTCACGGGCCGCGAGTCCGTGCGCAACACGCATTTCATCAACCGCGACGCCGTCGAGCGGTACGCGGTCCTCCTGGGCGAGCGCCGCGTGCGCGTGTTCTCGGCCATCGACGGGCGCGAGTTCCCGGTGCGCCTGAACGGCGCGGTGACCGTGGCCGGCCGGGGCGAGGAGACCGACGGCGCGCCCATCGCTTACCTGGACCCGCGCACGTCCGGGGGCATCGTGGACCAGGACGAGGACTTCGTGATCGGGGCCGGGGATTGGCTCACGGTCGCCGCCAACAGCGTCACCAGCTACCTGTCCGGGCGCGGGCCCTTCGGGTTCGGCCGGCGCGAGAGCCTCACGGCCGTGACCGCGGACACCGTGGCCGAGGTCGGGAACGGGGCCGTCGCCAGCGTGTCCGATATCTGGCAGACGTTCGGGGTCTTCTCGCAGTACAACATCGCGTCGGTCTTCGTCAAGAAGAGCTCGAGCGCCATAAGCGACGTGGAACTCGTCCTCGCGGACTCCGCGTTCGACGAGACCGCGGGCGCGCGCTTCGACATCGACTCGAACGGGGTCGTGACCGTGGGCGCGCTCATCACCACCGTCGGCAGCTTCGGGAACTCGACGCCCGTGGCCACGGTCGAGGCCCACGACGACGGGTGGTACCGGTGCTCGGTCATGGTGCCCGCGAACACGGCCGACTTCCCGGTGCCGGACACGATCCTGAAGAACGAGGCCCGGCGCGTCCGGATCCGCTTCCATACGAATGGCGCGTCGCCCGCCAACAAGCGCGCCCTGCTCTTCGGGTGCCGCGTGCACGACGTCGAGCGGGCCGCGTCGCCCGTGCCCGACTACGTCTTCCCCGAGCCGGACCTCTTCCGGGCCCTCACGATCGCGGACACCACGCTGATCCTGAACACCGAGGTCGTGGCCGCCATGGACACGCCCGACACGGCCGACCAGGACCTGCGGTGTTACTTCTGGGTGCGACAGGGCGGCCTGGCGGACGTCAACTACACCGTGAAGGTGTCGAAGCTCACGGCCGGCGTGAACTCGGACGTGTCCTTCACGTTCACGACGGGCGCCGGCCCGGGCGGCCTCCAGACCGACGACGACATCGCCGAGGGACTGCGCGCCCTGATCGACGCGGACGCGGACCTCGTGGCCGCCCGCATCGGGTCGGTCGTTCGCGTGCGCCACACGAGCCTGACGATCAACAACGGCGTTATCGCCCTGTCCGTGAGCGACTCGCGCGGGGACACCAGCATGGTGGCCGTTTCGCAGAGCAACTACGGCACGCTCTTCTTCGGGAGCGCCATCTCGAAGTTCACGGACCTGCCGCTCAACTTCGAGGCCGACCGCATCGTCGTCATCACCGGGAACCCCGAGCGCACGGCCGACGACTACTACGTCAAGTTCGCGGCCGACACGGCCGCGAGCGGGGCCCTCGGGGCCGGCACGTGGGCCGAGACCCTGCGCCCCGGGACGCGCGACACTTCGCCCGGCGGCCAGCTGTTCCGCCTGGACGCGGGCACCCTGCCCCTGGCCCTGACCCGCCAGCAGGACGACGCCGCGGGCACGTTCACGGGCCTCGCCAACGCCATCTACTTCGACCTGTCCGAGGTGGACTGGGACGACAAGCTAGTTGGGGACGAGACCAGCAACCCCGTGCCGTCCTTCGTCGGCCAGCGGATCCGGGACCTGTTCCTGTACCGCGGGCGCCTCGGGTTCCTGGCGGACGACGACGTGATCCTGTCCGAGGCCGGGGAGGTCTTCAACTTCTGGCGCACGACGGTCCTAGACCTCGTGGACACGGACCCCATCGACGTGAGCGCCGCGGCCAAGGACGCCGTCGTCTTCCGGAACGCGGTCACCACCGCGGACAGCCTGGTCCTCTTCAGCGACCGGCACCAGTACCAGCTGCTCGGGGAGCCCACCCTGACCGCGGCCTCGGCCCAGCTCGCGCCCGTGCGCGCGCACGAGAACCTGACCCAGGTCCGTCCCGTGGACACCGGGCGCGGGGCCGTGTTCGCGCGCGCGAACGACGCGTTCTCGGGCCTGATGGAGATCAGCCTTCTCCAGGACGACATCAACTTCCGGTTCGACGACCTGACCGTGCAGGCCCCCCGGTACATCGCGGGCGACGCGCTCGAGCTCGCGCACTCTAGCCTGGTGGGTCTGACCGTGGCCCGCGCGGCCGACCCGGAGGTCCTGTACATGCACCAGACCTTCCAGGACGACCAGGAGAACCGCCTGCAGTCGGCCCTGCACCGGTGGGTGTTCCAGGAGGACACGGCCGTGCGCGGCATGGGCTTCCTGGACTCGGACCTGGTGCTCATCAACGAGCGGCCCGAGGGCTGGTTCCTGGAGTCGGTCCTGACCGACACGTCCACGGTCGAGGGCGGGCGCCCCATCACGCACCTGGACCGGCGCCTGACCGCGGACCAGCTGACCGTGGCCTTCGACGGCGGCACCAACAAGACCACCCTGACCCTCCCGTACACGATCGTGGGCGACATGGAGGTGGTGGACGCGGCCACGGGCCTCCTGATCCCCATCATCGCGGAGACGTCCACCACGCTCGTCCTGCTCGGGGACTACTCCGCGAACGAGCTGTTCGTGGGCGAGTCGTACGACCTGGCCGTCACCCTGACCGAGCCCGTGATCCAGGATCAGAACCCGCGCGGGGGCCTGGTCCCGCGCATGAATCGCCCGATCGACGTCCAGCGCCTGGCCCTGTACCTGGCCGACACGGCCTTCCTGGCGTGCGACGTGGCCGTGGACCTGCGCGACCCCACGAGCGAGGAGTTCAGCGCGGCCGGCCTGGGCACGGGCCTACTGCTCGAGGGCACCCTGAACCTGTACACGGGCGACGCGGACTTCTCGGTCCTGGGGCGCTCGACCGAGATCGACGTGACCCTGCGCAACTCGACCCCCTTCCCCTCGTACATCCAGTCCGCGCGCTGGGAGGTCCTGCACCGGCAGCGGGCCGGCCTCGTGTGAACCGACTCATCGTGAGCCCGTCGTGCCCGGAGGACGCCGAGCGCCTGGGCCCGAACCTGCGCCAGGCCGACCGGGACGAGGTGGCGGCCGCGAGCGGGCTCGAGCCCACGGCCTCCCTGCGCCGGGCCCTGGAGGTGTGCGACGACCCGTACACAATCACCACGGCCGGGCGCCCGATCGCCATGTTCGGCGTGACGCCCATGGGCGGGACCGTGGGCGCGCCCTGGCTCCTCGGGAGCGACGGCGTTCTCGAGCACTGGCGCGAGTTCGTGCGCCGGTCGGGTGAGGAGTTCGCGCGCATCCGCCGACCCTACACCTACCTGTACAATTACTGCGACGCCCGAAACGAGCTGGCCATGCGCTGGCTCCGGTGGCTCGGGTTCGAGTTCGTCGAGCTCGAGCCGGCCTACGGCGTCGCGCGCATGCCCTTCTGGCGCTTCGAATACGAGGAGAGTTAGTCCAATCTGCGAACCGGTTTCCATCGGCCTTGCCGTCGCGGCCACCGCCGCCACCATCGCCCAGCAGCAGCAGGCCTCCAACGCGACCAACAAGTACCAGGAACTCGTGTACGGCCAGGAGCACGCGCACGCGTTCGAGACGTTCGCGGCCCTGCGCGAGCGCGAGTACCAGGAGCGCGCCAAGGCCGCCCAGGACATCCGGGCCGTATCGGCCCAGGCGCGCGCGGCCCAGGGCGCGGCCAAGCTCCAGGCCCTCGAGGCCGGCACGGGCGGGCCCAGCGTGAGCCTCCTCATGGACCAGTTCGAGCGCTCCCGCCTCATGTCCGTAGGCATCGTCCAGGGCAACCTGGAGGGCGTGAGCCAACAGCTCAAGAACCAGGCCCGCGAGGCCACGTTCATCATGCGCCCGCAGCGCTCGATCGGGCCCCTGGACTCGAGCCTGGGCCTCCTGGCGTCCGGCCTGGCCGTGGGCTCGGCCGGCCTGGGCGCGCACCAGGCGTACCCGACCGCCCCGCAGGCGTAACCCATGGCACGCCCCCGGCGCCCCGTCCAGACCCTCCAGGAGGCCGTCCAGGTTCAGCCCAGCGCGAACCCCACGGGCGGCACCGGGGTCACGGCCGCGCCCCTGGACCTCCCGATCTACGACTTCGCGCCCCTCTCGCGCACCATCACCGGGTTCCTGGCTGACAAGGCCCAGAAGGACGCCGAGAAGGACGCGCAGGCGGGAGAGCGGTGGGCCCTGGACCACCCGGCCCTGGTCCAGGACATGGAGGGCGACCTGGCCCAGATCAAGGACCCCAAGGAGCGGGACCAGAAGCAGAAGGACGCGTTCGCGTTCCTGCAGCGCACGGGCCAGATCGTGGCCCCGGCCGACCCCAACTGGCAGGTCGGGTACGCGCGCACGGCCGGTCGCCAGATCGTTGGCGAGTACCAGCGCAGCCTGCTCGGGCGCATCCAGGAGGTCTCGGCCGTGCGCGGCCCGGACGGGCGCGTGACCGGGGCCCCGGACATCAACGCCATCCTCCAAGAGGAGTGGGACCGGGTCAAGGACAGCCCGGCCATCCAGAACTTCTTCGGGGGCCAGGCCGCCCTGGGCGTGAAGGCCCAGGTGGACGAGAAGTTCCGCACGGACGCGGCCCTGGCCCGGGCCCAGGCCCAGGAGATCGACCACCAGAACACGCTCGCGGCGGACATCGGGAACCAGTTCGACGCCATCCTGGCCGAGCACCCGGTCGTGACGTCCGAGACCCTGCAGCCCATCACGGACTTCCTCACCGAGGAGGTGCGCGGGCATAACGTCCTAGACCCGCGCGGGGTGGCCATGAAGGCCCTCGAGTTGTCCATCCAGCGCCAGGCCGACCTGAGCGCGGACGCGGGCGTGCGGGCCGTGCACGCGGCCCAGGACCTGGTGGTGGGCGGCACGCGCCTCGGGGACGACCGGGGGCCCGTGGGCCTGCGCCTGCAAGAGCTTACGCGCCGGGTGGTGCAGGACGCTCGCGAGAAGGACCTAACCGAGCTCCAACTGACGGACACCAAGCGCCGCCTGGCCGTGCAGCAGGGCCAGGCCGAATACATGCCCATGCTCCTGAAGGCCCAGCAGGACGGGGCCAACGTGGGCGCGGTCGCGCGCCAGCTGGCCGAGCGGTACCTGGCCGACCCGACCGGGCGCTTCGACGGGAACGGGGCCTTCGTGGCCCAGTCCGTGATCGACGACGCGAACCAGGTGCAGAGCGCGCGCAACAGCGACGCGCAGGTCCTGGACCGGTTCAACGGCCTCATGGCGGACGGGGAGCTCGAGTCGGCCCAGTCCCTGGCCGCGGCCAGCTGGAACTCGGGGGACCTGAAGGGCGAGGACTACGCCCAGATGACCGAGGCCCTGCGCCAGCGCCGGGACGTGAGCCAGTACGTGGAGGAGTCCGGGCCGTACAAGGCCGTGCGCGCCCGGTACGCCGAGACCAAGCCGTCCGGGTTCACGCCCGAGGTGCAACAGTCCATCGATGACCAGGTCGTGGACCTGAGCCGGCGCCTGGAGCAGGACTTCGTGGCGTACGTGAAGACCACGACGAGCGCCCCGAACCGGGAGGACCTGCACCGCACGTGGCTGGCCGAGCGCGAGCGCGCGGACCTGGCCACCATCCGGGCCATCGGCACGGAGCGCCGCGGGAAGCGGGACGAGGCCGTGGCCAAGATCCGGCAGCAGATGGTGCGCTTCCAGGACTCGGGCGCGGACATCGACTCGGCCGAGCGCGCGGGCAGCCTGACCACGCTCGAGGCCCAGGGCATGCGCGAGCAGAACGCCGAGGCCGTGACGGCCCGGGCCCGGTTCTTCCAGACGGACGCGTACCGCCAGGCGGACGCGGACATCGACGCGGCCTTCGACCTGGAGCAGGGCGGGGCCGGCGCGAGCCAGGACCAAATCGTGGCGCGAACGCTGGCGCACGAGGCCCTGCGCGACCGGTACGACCTCGAGTTGAACAAGGTCCTGACGGACCCGAAGGTGTCACCGGCCCAGTTCGACACGGCCGCGCGCGCCACCCTGCGCCAGGTCAAGGACGAACTCGGGGACCAGCTGTTCCCCTCGGAGCGCAAGAAGATCAAGACCGGCCTAGAGGCCGGTAAGACGGCCGAGGACGCCATCGAAGGGGCCGAGGCCCAGAACGAGGACCTGGCGGCCGCCGTCCAGTGGGGCGCGCAGTTCCAGGACCCCCGGGCGCGCGAGAGCTTCACCGCGGCCAGCCCGTTCATCGTTAAGCACCCGCAGGTCCCGCCCCAGGTGTACCAGGACGCGGCCGCGTGGATGTCGGGCCTGGACCCGTTCTTCGGGTCCCCGGTCACGCGCGAGCAGGCCGAGCACACGTCCCAGCGCGCCCTGGTGCGCCTCCTGGCGGACCCCACCGCCGACCAGCAGGCCGTTGTCGGGAACGTGCTCGAGCTCATGGGGAACGTGGCGCCCGGGGACGTGATCCAGGGGCGCGTGGTCGTGGGCCCGTCCGACACCGAGCGGGCCGAGGCCCGGCGCCAGCTCGAGTTCCTGGCCACCATGGGCACGCTCGTCGGGGGAGGCCCCGCCACGCGCGGGCGAAGCGACGACCAGGCCGCGGCCCTGCGCGCCGTCGTGAACGCCGAGCCCAAGACCGTGGACATGACCGGGTACACGTGGCACCCGTACACGACCGCGTTCTTCCGGTCGCGCGAGGCCCTGGAGGCGTACCAGCGCGACCCGGCGTACCCCGACTTCCTGCGCGCCCTGGGCCTTGACCCGGACGACCCCAAGCAGACCCGCGACTTCCTCAAGGCCCAGCTCTCCGGCATCGTCCGGATGAACCCCTGATGGTGCACTTCCACGACCTCGACGACGTCGAGCGCGAGCGCCAGGCCGACCTGCGCGCCATGCGCCCTGCCATTCTGGCAGGCTCGCGCCCGCCGACGCCCGAGCCCGAGGACCTGACCATCGGACAGCGGGTGGGGGACGTGCTGGCCGCGCCCTTCCGGGGCGTGGAGGGGGCCGTGCAGGACGTGTACGGCCTGGCCGACACCATCGCGTTCGACGCCCTCCCGGACTACACGGACCGGGTCCTGGGCGTGTCCCGCACAGGCCTCGGGGGCCTGGTGGAGGGCGTGTCCAACTTCGCCGTGGGCTTCGTGGGCGCCGGGTTCATCCCGGCCCTGGGCAAGGCCGGGCGCCTGGGGGCCGTGGCTAAGGGGGCCATCAAGGGCGCCGTCGCGGACTTCACGGTATTCGCCGGGCACGAGGAGCGCCTGTCCAACTTGATCCAGGCCTTCCCGGCCCTCCAGAATCCGATCACCGAGTTCCTCGCGGCGGACGAGGACGACGCCGAGCTCGAGGGCCGCTTCAAGAACGTGCTCGAGGGCCTGGGCCTGGGCGCGCTCACCGAGCTCGGGATCCTGGCCTTCAAGGGTCACCGCGCCGGCATGAAAGCCCGGGCCGCGGGCAAGGACGCGCAGGCCGTGGCGGCCGCCATCGACAAGGCCGCGCCCCTGGACGCCCTGGACGCGGCCATGCGCGGCGTGCGCGACACGGACCCGGGCGCCCTGCCCCTGGCCGGCCAGATCGGCGCGCCCACCCTGCCCGAGGCCGCCGCGGCCGTGCCGGTGCCCGGGGCCGCGCCCGTGGTGGCCGTGGCCCCGCCCGCCCCGCCGGCCCCGTCCGTGGACCAGACGCGCGCGATTCTGAAGACCTTCGACATCGACGAGGCCAAGGCCGACGAGCTGATGACCCTGGTGGGCCGGCGCGAGGCCCCCATCAAGGCCACCACGACCGAACTCGTGGGCGAGTTGCCGCTCGACCCGCGCGTGAACCCGCGCAAGCTCACGACCAAGGAGCTCCTGTCCCAGGGTATGCTGAAGTCCGACCTGAACCTGTCCCGGTACCAGGGGCCGGACGGCGGGCTCCAGTTCATCCGGGCCACGGAACAGGCCCTGGCCCCCTTCCCTGGCCTGGGCGACGCCAGCCGGCGCGCCCTGAACGTCCAGGAGCAGGCCATGCTGAACACGGTGGCGGACCTCGTGGGCGAGGACCCGAACCTGTTCCTGCGCAAGATCCAGCAGGACGTGCGGGACCTGCCGGCCTTGATGAATCGCGTGCAGGCGTACAAGACGGTCCAGCTCGCGGCCGCGGACAACGCGTACCGCCTGGGCAAGGCCGCGCGCGCCGTGACGGGCTCGGACCTGGACATGGCCAAGGCCTTGATGGCGCAGGAGTTCCACGCCGAGGTCATGCTGGGCGTCAAGCAGCTGTTGGGCGAGCAGGGGCGCGGCCTGGGCGCGAACCGGATCAAGACCCCGTTCATCCCGGAGCTCCTGGACAAGGCCGGGTTCGAGGCCCTCCTGCACGAGCGCGGCGGGCGCAAGCGCGTCGAGGACCTTCTGGACAAGTACCGGGCCCTGTACGAGAGCACGACCGACCCCATCGCGCGCACGGCCAAGGTGAACTCGCTGATGCTCGGGAGCCGCGGGCGGCGGGTCTTCGGGATCGTGAACGAGTACTGGTACAACTCCCTGCTCGGGCGCCCGACCACGCTCGTCGTGAACGCGATGTCGAACGCCCTGAACTCGGCCCTGCTCCCGCTCGAGCGCATCCTGGGCGGGGCCCTTACCGGCAAGAGCGCGGCCATCACGGCCGGCCTGAGCGAGCTGTCGGGCCTCGTGCACTCGGCCGGGGAGGCGTGGCAGGCCACGGCCGCGGCCCTGCGCGGGGGCGGCCTCCTGGACCCGAAGTCCCTGGTGTCCGACATCACGGATGCGTCCCACAAGGCCATCACGGCCGCCAACGTGGGCCTGGAGGAGGGCACCGTGGCCGCGCACGGCGTGAACTGGCTGGGCAAGTTCATCCGCCTCCCCTCCGCCGCCCTCACGGCCACGGACCAGTTCTTCCAACAGCTGAACTACCGTAGCCTCGCGCGCGCCGAGCTGATCGAGCAGGCCCTGAACAACCCGGCCGTCGGGCGCGCGGGCGCGGCCCAGTTCGTGGCGTCCGAGATGGACAAGCTCATCTTCCGGGGCCAGGCGTACAGTGACTCCCAGCTGTACAACCGCGGCGTGCAGGACGCGCTCGCGAAGGGCCTGCAGGGCAAGATCGCGGTGGACGCGTCCGCGCGCCAATTCGTCCTGAAGGCCGTGGGCACGCCCGAGCACGCGCGCCTGTCGGCCCTGTCGGGCCTGGCCCAGGAGCGCGCGGCCAAGGCCACGTTCACGTCCAAGCTCGAGCCCGGCACCCTGTCGTACCGCGTTCAGGAGGCCGTCCTGAACCACTGGTACCTGCGCCTGGTGATGCCGTTCGTGCGCACGCCCGTGAACATCATCGGGGCGGCCGCGGACCGCACGGTGAAGACCCTGGCCGGCATCGCCCATATGTTCGCGGCCAAGACCTTCCCGGCCCTGGCCCCGTCCCTCGAGAAGTCCAAGAACGCGTTCGTGCGCGACATGCTGTCCGCGGACGTCAAGCGCCGGTCGGACGCCATCGGGCGCCTGTCCATGGGCATGGCCACGGCCGTGCTGGTCCTGACCAAGGCCGCGGAGACGGACGAGCAGGGCCTGCCCCTCATCACCGGGCGCGGCCCGTCCGACAAGGAGACGCGCCAGCTGCTCGAGGAGGCAGGGTGGCAACCGTACTCGATTCGGATAGGGAATAAATATGTGGCCTACGGCCGCCTAGACCCCTTCGGCTCGATCCTCGGAATCTCGGCCGACATCGTCAACTACACGCGTTTCGCGGCCGCGGACGACCAAACCGATGTCGAGAACGCGACGTACGGGCTCGCGATTTCGCTCGCGAATAACCTGCTCAACAAGACCTACCTGTCCGGCCTCGCCAACTTCGCGGACATGCTCCATGACCCCCAGCGCTCCTTCCCGACGTGGTGGCGCACGCTCAGCGCCTCTTTCGTTCCCGGGCAGGCCGCGGCGGGCGTTGCGGCTGTGGACCCCAACCTGCGCGAGGTGCACTCCATGCTGGACGCCATGCGCGCGCGGTGGCCCGGCGCGAGCGACGACCTGCCGCCCCTGCGCAACGTGCTCGGAGAGCCCGTCAAGCGCGCCCAGTCCCTCGGCAACACCATCAGCTCCTGGGCCAACGCGTTCGTGCCCATCCTGTACCGCGAGGTGTCGGACGACGTCGTGAACAAGGAGTTCGCGCGCCTGTCGCACGGGTTCACACCCCCGAAGCGCACGCGCGGGGGCCTGGACCTCACGACCGTGGCCAACTCGAAGGGCCAGAACGCGTTCGACCGGTGGCTAGAGCTGCACGGGCAGGTCGAGATCGGCGGGCGCGACCTGCGCCAGGCCCTGCGCCGCCTCATGACCAGCAAGGCGTACACGCGCATCCCGCCCGAGTCCACGGACGAGATCGCGAGCCCGCGCGTGCAGCTCGTGCAGCACGTGATCGACGACTACCGGGCCCGGGCCCTGCGCCAGCTCCTGAAGGAGTTCCCCGAGATCGGCCAGGCCGACCGGGCGCGCACGCAGCAGAAGGCCGCCCTGCGGCGCGGGGAAGAGACCCGCCCGCCCCTCCTCCAGGCCCTCCAGTCCCTCACGCCCCGGTAGCCCATGCTCTCGCAAGAGTCCTTCGTCGGGGTGGCCGGCCAGAACACGTATACGTTCGTGAGCCTGCGATTTCTCTCCAGCGACCACCTGGGCGTGACCGTGGCCGGCACGGCCGTGTCCTTTACGGTCAACTCGGCCCGCACGGCCTTCACCATCTCGGGCCTGACCCTGGTCGGGGGCGAGGACATCGTGGTCACGCGCACCACGCCGCACACCGAGGCCGGGCGCCTGGTGGACTTCAACGACCTGTCGCACGTGCGCCAGAGCGACCTGGACACGTCCGCCCTGCAGCTCTTGTACATCGCCCAGGAGACCCTGGACGTCATCCTGGGGGGCACGTTCCTGGCCCTCGGGGGCGGGGGCCAGTGGGACGGCGAGAACCGGCGCCTCGAGAACCTGGCCGTGGGCGCGGCCGCGTCGCACGCGGTCACCAAGTCCCAGCTGGACGCGGTCAGCGTGGCCGCGGGCAACCTGCCCGTGGTGTCCAGCGCGGACAACGACAAGAGCCTGTGGGTGGTGGCCGGGGTATGGACCATTCGCACGCCCGCGCAGGCGCGCACGCACCTGGGCCTGGGCACGGCCGCGGTCCTGAACGCGGGCACGGGCGCGAATCAGGTCGTGCAGCTGGACGGGTCCGCGCGCTACCCCTCGAACGACGGCCGGAACATCGACCTGTCCAACCACGCCCTCCTGAACCTTCGGTACCGCACCACGCTCGGGCACGTGGCCCAGTCCAGCGAGCAGACGCCCGCGAACGACGCCACGGCCACCTGGAGCCAGACCGCGGGCAGCCGCCTCACGCCCGGGACCCTCACCAGCGTGGACAACTCGGGCGACGTGGTGGTGGACAACGCCGGCAAGAAGGTCACCCTGTCCATCGGGACGTGGGAGGTCGAGTACGTGGTGCGCGTGTACAACAACAACGCCGCGGCCGGGAACGACCAGGACGTGCGCGTGAAGCTCACGAACGACGACGACACCGGCGCCCAGACCGTGTACGACACGTTCAACGACAAGATCAGCGTCGAGTCGGACGGGAACGCCACGCGGGGCATGATCTCCATCCACAACATCTTCCTGCTGAAGCTCGCGGCCGGGGGCACCGTGGTCCTGCGGGCCGTGAACGAGGACGGCACGGACCTGCGCATCGCGAACACGACCCTGATGTTCCGCAAGGTCAGCACGGCCGTGGCCTAGCATGCTGGCGAGCATCACTCTCCCGCCCGGCGTCGGGCCCCACACGATCCAGGGCCTGCCGTACCTGTCCACGTCCCACCTGGCCGTGACCGTGAACGGCACGCCCGTGGCGGCCACCTTCGACGACCGGGCCAAGACCGTGACCCTGGCCGCGGCGCCCGCCGCCGGGGCCGAGGTCCTCGTGGTGCGCACCACGCCCCGGACCGAGGACGGGCAGCTCGTGCACTTCCTGGACCTGGTCACGGGCTCGGCCGGCCTCACGGCCGCCCTCCTGGACACCGACTACCGTCAGAAGCTGTACCTCCTGCTCGAGGGACGGGACAACACGACCGTGGACCCGGACCTGGACGGCCTGGCCCTGGGGGACGACGAGCAGTGGGACGCCGAGGCCCTGCGCATCGAGAACCTGTCCCCGGGCGTGGCCCCCCTGGACGCGGTCATCAAGTCCCAGCTGGACACCGTGGCCGGGGCCGCGCGCAACCTGCCCACGTCCGTTCTGGACAACGACGACGGCCTCATGGTGGTGGCGGGCGAGTGGGACGACCAGGCCCCGGCCCCCTTCCGAACAGCCCTCATGCTGGGGTCGGCCGCGGTCCTGAACGCGGGCGTGGCCGCCAACAACGCGGTCCAGCTCGACTCGAGCGCGCGCTACCCGGCCGCGGACGGGCGCAACATCAACCTGGCGTCCCACCCGACCGTGCTGGCCCGGGCCCTCGCCACCGTGGTCAGCTTCGGCCTGCAGGACTTCGCGTCCCCGGGCGTGGACCCCGGCGTTGCCACCTGGAGCCAGAACGTGAACACGCGCATCAACATGACCCCGGGCTGGGCCGGGCGCGTGGAGCTAAACAACAGCGGGGACGTGGACGGGTCGTCCATCAGCCCGTACCGCATCCGCCTCACGGCCGGCACGTGGCGCCTGCGGTGGGTGTTCAAGCCCCTCATGCCCCTGGCCGCGTCCGCCACCAACCGCACCAGCCTGCGCCTCACGAACAGCGACGACACGTCCGCGCAGATCATCTACTACGACATGGGCCTGCACCGGCCCTCGGTGGACTTCGCCGACCTCGACTACTCCGTGTTCGTGGACTCCCTGGTCCTGACCTTCTCGGTCGCGTCCGACATCGTATTCCGCTACTCCAACCGAGCCAGCGGCGGGAACAACAAGTGCGACTTCCGCCTGCTCCTCCAACGCATCAAGGCCTGACCCATGACCTCCGGGAACGACGTTCAACAACTGGTGGCTGCCTCCGCGGCCGCGACCGGCCCCCTGCCCGTGGCCGGCCTGCGATGGCAGCTCGGGCCCAAGGCGGGCGGGGCCCTGGTGGTGCAGTCCAGCGCGGCCCTGGCCACGTTCACGCTCGAGGGCCGCATCTCGCCCGAGGCCCCGTGGGTGGCCATCATGACGGCGAGCACCCTCCTGAATGCGGGCGCGGGCCAGGCCTTCATTGCCATCGCGCAGACCCTGACCGAGATGCGCCTGAACTGGACCGGGAACGCGGGCCTGGTCACGGCCTGGGTCATGGCATAATATGCCGTCCCTGAACAATAAGAAGATTTTCAGCAACAACACCACGAACAACGCCGAGACCGAGCGCGTCCAGGTCCAGGCCACGCGCGAGGAGACCATCGGCTTCTGGACGTTCATCAGCCCGGCGAGCGGGGCCACGCTCGAGATCCGGGGCGCGCCGGACGTGGAGGCCGCCACCCTGACCGGGGTGAACGGCATGCTCCTGCACACCATCATCACCAGCGGCACGGCCGTGGCCGGCCAGACCAAGGTGAACACGGCTGGGCACGCCGTGGTGTTCCTGCAGGCCCTGCCCCTCATGTGGGCCCGGTACATCAACGGCCTGGCCCCCACCAACGCCGTGTGGCTGTGGATCGTGGAATGAAGACCCCGGACGACGCCCTGCGCGACGAGCTCACCCTCCTGCGCGCGGCCATGGCCAAGCGCCTGCGCGAGAAGCTGGAGGGCAAGGAGCAGCTCACCCCGGCCTGGATCGACCAGGCCCGACGCTTCCTGACGGACCAGGGCATGGTGCGGTCGCCCGACCGCGCGCCCAAGGTCCCGCCCGTGGTGATCGACCTGCCCTTCCAGGACCCGGAGTCCGCGTGATCCGGGCCCTACTCGAGAACCCCCTCCTCCAGGACCCCCGCAACTTCCTGGCCGCGGCCTGGGCCCACCTGCACCTGCCGCCCCCGACCCCGGTCCAGTACGAGATCGTGCAGTGGATGGCGTCCGGCCCGGACCGCCAGTGCACGAAGGGCTTCCGGGGGGTCGGGAAGAGCTGGATCTGCTCGGTCTTCTGCGCGTACCTGTGGGCCATGGACGCCGACACCAAGATCATGGTGGTGTCCGGGTCCGCCCGGCGCGCGGGCGACTTCACGACCTTCGTGCGCCAGCTGCTCGAGACGTGGGACCTGCTCGAGGACCTGCGCCCGGGCCCCCTGGCCCTACGGGACTCGAAGCTGTCGTTCGACGTGGCCGGCACGCGCCTGGCGCACGCGCCCAGCATGACCAGCCTGGGCGTGGGCGGCCAGCTCACGGGCAACCGGGCGGACGTCATCATCGGGGACGACGTGGAGACCGAGTCCAACAGCGACACGCCCACGAAGCGCGAGAAGCTGGCCGCGCACGTTCAGGAGTTCGCGAGCATCCTGAGCCCGGGCGGCAAGATCATCCTCCTGGGCACGGACCAGAGCGAGGAGTCCCTGTACCGCGCGGCCGCGGGCAAGGGGTACCGGGTGCGCGTGTGGCCCGTGCGCTTCCCGGCAGCCGACCTGTGCGAGGCCCTGGGGGAAACCCTGGCCCCGAGCCTGCGGGATGCCGTGGAGACCAACCCCGGCATCGCAGGACGCCCGACCGACCCCCTCCGCTTCCCGGAGGAGGAGTGCCTGGTGCGCGAGGCCGAGCTCGGACGGAGCCGGTTCAACCTCCAGTTCATGCTGGACCCGCGCCTGAGCGACACGGACCGGTACCCCCTGCGCCTGTCGGACCTGATCGTGATGCCCCTGGACCCCGAGAGGGCGCCCGAGAAGGTCGTGTACGGCACGCGCGTGGTGTGCGACATCCCGTGCCTGGGGTTCGGCGGGGACCGGTACTGGACGCCCGTGTCCGTGTCCGAGCGCTGGCTGCCGTACCAGGGCATCGTGCTGTTCCTGGACCCGGCCGGGCGCGGCAAGGACGAGACCGCGGTGGCGGTCGTCGGACAGCTGAACGGGTACCTGTTCCTGCTCGAGCTGAAGGCGTGGACGGGCGAAGGGTACTCGGACGAGGTCCTGGCGGCCATCGCGACGCTCGCCGCGAAGTACAAGGTGGCGCGGGTGGTGGTGGAGGCCAACTTCGGGGACGGGATGGTGACCCGCCTGCTCGAGCCCCACCTGCACCGGTCCGGGCACCACTGCGCCCTGGAGGAGGTGAAGCACTCCATCCAGAAAGAGAAGCGCATCATCGACACGCTCGAGCCCGTCCTGCAGCAGCACCGGCTGGCCGTGGACCCCCGCGTCCTGCTCGAGGACTTGCGCCCGATCGCCGGGGTGCCCGAGGCCGGTCAGCTCCCGTACCGCCTGGCCCACCAGCTGTCCCGGATCACCCGGGACCGCGGGAGCCTGCACCACGACGACCGCCTGGACGCCCTGGCCGGGGCCGTGGCCTTCTGGCGCGAGTCGGTGGCCCAGGACGCGGACCGCCGCTCGAAGGAGCAGACGGCGCGCCTGATGGACCAGGAAATCGAACGCTTTCACCGCTTCGCCCTCAACCCGTTTGCTGGCCCGACGGCTCGGAAGCGGGGGTGGCTGGAGCGGTCGGTTGGGCGGCCCGCTGCCGCAGGGCGGCGTCCGCCGCCGCAACGGCCGACCGGGCAAGGACGTCCACCGACACGAACGTAGAGGACTCCCGGCCCAGGACGGCCGTCAGCGCGGCCAGGATGAGCCGGTCGCGCAGGGTCTCGGGGCCGGACGCCAGGCCGGCGATGCTGAGGACGGTGGGGACGGCCACCGTACCGGGCGCGATGATCCCGCTCACGCGTCGTCGCTCGCGTCGGTCACGATGGCCAGGGACGCCATGATGACGACCCCCACCAGGATGCCGACCCAGACGATGGCCTCGATCACGGCTTGCCCCCGGTGTCGGCCACGATGGCCTTGGAGGTGAGCTTCCCGGCCTGGGGCCGGCGCTTCGCCATGGCCTGCTCGGCCACGACCGCCAGCTCGTCCACGTTCGAGATCAGGGTCCGGAAGTGGGCCTCGGACGCCGCGTTCAGGCCGTTGCGCGTGAGCAGGCCCTGGAGGATGGCCCTGAAGGCCTCTCGGTAATCGTTGTAGTCGAACATGCCTGAAGTGTACCGCACACCCGGAGGGTGTCCAATGAGAATCCCGAAGATCGTCGCCGTCGTCCCTTTACTACTTTCGTGGGGGTGTGCCACGACTCCCCCGTCGCCCCGGGTGGGACTGGACACCACGATGGGCGTGGGCGCCACCGCGGTCATGCTCGAGGACGCCCTGCCCCTGGGGCGCCCGGTGTACGTGGGGGATGAGGACCTGTTCGAGAAGGGACTGCTGGGACAGTCCCAGCGGATCGGGGACGTGGACGTGGTCACCATCGACCCCAGGCTGGACGAGCTGACCCGGGTCATGGTCCTCATCCACGAGTACGCCCACTTCCTGGTGTGGGAGAGTGGCGGGGACTCCGGGCACGGTGACGACTGGGGTCGGGAGTACGCCAGGGTGTTCAGGGTCTGGACCGGGGCCGAGTGACCTCCGCCAGGTGTCCAGATTCCGGATTCCTCCTGCTCAACTGTGGGTAAGTAACCTTGCGCGATAAGAGGGAACCGCTCCCTGCGGTCGCCCCGGAGGGGCCCGAGCAGGAGAAGGTTCTTCCTTATAGTATGGTGTGGGAGTAACTAGTAAGAGTATAGAGGGTAGGTGGGTCAACATGGTACTTACTCCCTGCAATAGCTCTTTCCCTCAAGCTATGATAGGGTGAGTAGTACCATGACCCACCCTGACCGGATCCTCCCTCCCTCCTACCTCCTGACCCCCCGCCAAGCCCGTGCCCTGGTGGCCCGTGTCCAGGACGGTTCCCTGACCCTGGCGCACGACGACCAAGGAATCCCAGTCCTCATCGACCCCCATGCGCCTCTCCAGGACCACTCGCCGGAAGTACCGCACCACCCTGCGCGCCCTGCGCGCCGAGTGCCCCGCGCACGTCCCGGTCCGGGTGCGCCTGGTGAAGGGCCCGTCCAGGCACCTGGGCCTCACGAACACCTCGAGTGACGGGAAGTCCTTCAACGTGACCCTGTACCGGACCGTCCGGGAGCCCGAGACCGACCGGGCCCGTCCCGTGACCCGGCAGGAGCTCCTGGACGCCCTGGTGCACGAGTGGGCGCACGCCCTGTCCTGGTCCGCCACCGACCCCAGCGAGGCCCATGACGCCGCCTGGGGCGTGGCCTACGCCCGCTGCTACCAAGCCACCTGTGAGGACTGACCATGCCCGCTGACGCCCTGCGCACCGTCCAACTCCTGGCCCAACGCCTGGGGCGGGAGCCCACCCTGGTCGAGCTGTTCCAGTACGCCGGGGCCGACCCCAGCGGCGTGCCCCAGGGCGAGATGCCGGAAGGGAAGGACGTGAGCGACCGGGACGAACCTGGTCCCGCGTTCCTTCGACCTCAGTCCCAGGACGGGCCCATGACGGACTTCCTGCGCGTGCAGGAGGTCATGCGGTCCAACCCTGGCATCGCCAAGCGCCGGGACGAGCTCCTGCGCGAGCTCCTGTTCGGGTACACGGACCCGTACGGCCGGTCCCGCCGCATGCGCCGCCCGTTCCCGGTCACGGACGCGGCCCCGCCCTCCCTGCGCCTGCCTGAGGAGCGCCCTCCTCAGCACACCGGCGGCGGGTCCCCGTTCTAGGCCCATGGACCTGGCCCTGTCCGCCGTCATCGCCGCCGTGGGGGCCGCGGGCACCTTCTGGTGGCTGAAGGCCCACTCCCACCCTGACCTGGTCACCCGGTCCGAGTTCGACCTCCTTCGCGGCCTGATCGAGTCCCACCACGCGCAGGTCATGCGCGAGCTGGACCAGATCAGGGAGCGCCTGTAGCCGCCCGCGTCCCTGTCCTGCCCGCCATTGCCCTCCAAACCTCCTGGGATGCGCTAGGATCGACGATCGACGCCGATTTGACCCCGAGGTCATCCGAGCGACGAAGTCGTCCCACAGCGCGTCCTGGAGCGTCTGGGACCCTCCCCTGCCCTCCCGGCTCCCCCTACCCACCCGCACCTGTGTCCAACGTCCGCCGCTACGTCCACCAACCCCCCATGTCCCCGGCCGACCTCCTGAAGCACGAGCGGGCCCAGGCCCTCGAGCGCTCCCGCCGGGGGTTCGGGGACTTCACCCGGCCCGAGCGGAGGGAGGAGGTCATGGGCCAGACCTCGGGCGAGGCCCGCCTGCAGACGACCCAACGCTACTCCCAGGTCTCCCGCAAGAAGAGGAAGTAACTTCCATGTCGTACCAGTTTCTCGTTCACGGTGACCGCTGGGCCGCCCGCCAGGGCGGATCGGGCCAGCTCGCTTCCTTCGCGTACCCGGAGGACTTCCCGGGGTACCCGGCCAACCCGGCCCCGGGCACGGACCAGGTGGTGCTGGTGGACTGGATCAAGATGGTGGTGAGCACGTCCATCACCGCGGCCAACCGGCGCCCGCGCCTGAAGGTCATCGACGAGAACGGCCAGAAGCAGATCGAGTGGCACTCGGGCGTGACCCTGCCGGCCCTCACGAACTCGGGCATCGTTCACTTCTCGAGCAACCCGGGCGGCCAGGACGTCATCACGGGCGGGGTCCTGCGCATGGAGCTGCCGTCGGGCGTGCTCATGATGACCGGGTGGCACCTCGAGCTGGACCTGATCGGCGTGCAGGCCGGGGACAGCATCGACGAGGTGTGCTTCGGCGGACGGTTCGAGGGCTAGTTCGCGACCAATCCGGCCCTGCGCTTGCCCGGTACGGGCCGGGCAGGGTAGGATTGGGGCATGGCGAAGCTGGTTTCCACTCGTCCCTCCCACTACGATGTCCTGGCCGAGGCCCTGACCGCGGACGGGCGGGTCGTGAAGAGGGTGGAGGCGCGGGCCGACTCCCTCCCGGACGTAACCGAGGCCTTCCGCCTGGCGGCCGCGGAGGCCACGAAGGCACACACTCCCCCGGCCCGGCTCCGCCTGACGGCGTCCCGGGCCGGGGTCACGGAGATCGCGGTCACGGACGAGCTCATGGGCCCGACGGACCCGATGGTTCAGTCCGCTCTCCTGGACGGGAAGACGAAGTTGGACGCGCCGCCTGTCCCCACGAAGATCGCGCCGGCCGGGAAGCACGTCGCCGAATGCACGAGGTGTGGGTGGATGTACGACACCCGCCAGATTCACGTCTGTCGGTCGCGGGGCCGCTCTCCGGTCCGCTGGACCGTGGCCGAGATCCTTGCCGAGGCCGACCGGCAGCGGCCGAGTCAGGGGCCGTTCATGGTGGGTCGAAGTCTCAGCGATCCGAATCGGCCCGCTCTGCAAGGCGCGGACGGCCGCATCGGCGATATCTTTGAGGCCTTGAGCGGGCCCGACTGCGGGAACTGGCGCCAGTACGACGGCTTTACCTTGGCCGAGATCGTTTACCAGCGCCTTCCGTGATCCTCACCCTCCGCACCCTGCCCCGGTCCTCGGGCGAGACGTCCGTGGTCCTGACCCGGACCCCGTCCCACCCGGACGACCCGGAGGTCGTGGGCGTGTTCGTCACGTCCCGGGCCGCGTGCCACTGGATCATGGACGAGGTCACGCGCCTCGTTCGGAAGGCCGGGCAGCGCCTGGTCGGGAGCGACAACCGGTACGTGCTGCGGGCGGACAGGCCTAGTAGTGGCGTGGTCCGCCTCGAGCTGGACCTTCAGCCGGGCGAGGAGATCAAGGTCGGGCCGGGCGGGGTCACGCCGTCGCCGTGAAGCCCGCCAAGGTCAAGTACGTGTACCCGCCCGTCTGGTACAGCCGGGTCACGGCCTGTTACGGCGGGAGACAGCGCCGCTTCGGCTTCGGGTTCGAGTTGTGGCCCCGGCCTTGGATCGGCCTGCACGTCGGTCGCCGGGTCTTCCGGTGGCCGGGGATCACGCCCTGGGGCTGGTCGGTCTCCTCGCCGCTCCCGGCCACGGCCCGGAAATGACTATTACGTTTCCGTAACGGGCTCCCTGACCGCCCCGGTTCACGAGCGGGCATACGACATCGCAGCCGCTCCCAAGTCCCCCCATGCCCCGCCCACCGCGCCCGCGCGCGCGATGCAGAGCCTGTGCCGAATCCTCGGCGCGGGCTCTTTTGATTCTATCTCCAGTGTTGACAAGGGGTTGCGACGGTTGCCGACATCCTTCGCGGATTCGAACGCGCACAATTGGGGCGACGTAACTCGGGCGGAGCAACGAGTTGCGTCGATTCGTGTCTCAATTCTTTGTCCTTTGTCCGACCCGCCTCGGCGCGGCCCGCTATTGTTTGGCCATGGAACAAGAGCCCTACACTCGTCTAGCCGTGACCGTTCACCCGACCGCGCGCGTGCACGAAACGGCAATGGTGTACCCGACGGCCCGCGTGGGCGCCTGGGCCCGCGTGGGCGCCTGGGCCGGCGTGGGCGCCGGGGCCGGCGTGGGCGACCGGGCCAGCGTGGGCGCCGGGGCCAGCGTGGGCGACCGGGCCAGCGTGGGCGACCGGGCCAGCGTGGGCGACCGGGCCATCGTGGGCGACCGGGCCAGCGTGGGCGCCGGGGCCAGCGTGGGCGCCGGGGCCAGCGTGGGCGACCGGGCCAGCGTGGGCGCCGGGGCCAGCGTGGGCGACCGGGCCAGCGTGGGCGCCAGGGCCAGCGTGGGCGCCGGGGCCAGCGTGGGCCCCGCCGCCAGCGTGGGCGACGGGGCCATCGTGGGCGACGGGGCCATCGTGGGCGACGGGGCCCGCGTGACGGCCGGGGCCGTTCTCGTCCTCTCCGGCCACAACGGTCACCCGTGGACGCTCGAAACCGTGGGCGGGCGCCCGTTCTTCCGGTTCGGGTGCGAGCGCCACGCGCTCGGGAAATGGACGCGAGCCGAACGCATCCGCATGTCCAGCCAGCACGGGCCCGAGATGGACGGGCAACGCGACATGGTGCTCGCGGCCGTGCGGGCCGCGTGGCGAACGGTGCAAGCGACCGCCCGCAAGGGCCGATAGGTAATACACTCCGTGTCGGTGCACGAGGCCCGGGAGAAAGGTACAGCGATCGTCGCGGCCGCCGTGGCCGTGTGCGCGCTGTTCCTCGGGCTCGTGCTGGCGTGGAGCGACAGAAAGAGACGACGATGATACGCGCGACGTTCTACGTGGGCTCGAGAGCGTGGTCCGTGGTCGCGGACGTGGTCGACGAGGACCCGGCCCCGATCCTGCAGCGCACCATCGGCGCCCTTGCGACCCTCGGGATCGACGGGGCGACCCTCACGACCGCAATCGGTGTCTGGCGCGGGGAGCCGGAACTCTCGCTCGTGGTAACGCTCCTCGGGGACTACACCGAGGAGACCGTGCGCCAGATCGCCGAATCCCTGCGCGACGCGCACGATCAGGACGCGGTGTTGTGGACCATGGAGACTGTGCACGGGGGTACGGAAGAACGGGCCCGTCCGGTCGCGGGGGTGCGCCCGTGAGCGTTCACTGGACGGCGGTCGTTCACCCTACGGCCACGGTGCACCCGATGGCCAGCGTGGGCGCCTGGGCCAGCGTGGGCGCCGGGGCCATCGTGGGCGCCGGGGCCAGCGTGGGCGACCGGGCCGGCGTGGGCGACCGGGCCAGCGTGGGCGCCGGGGCCAGCGTGGGCGCCGGGGCCATCGTGGGCGCCGGGGCCCGCGTGGGCGCCCGGGCCCGCGTGGGCGCCTGGGCCCGCGTGGGCGACGGGGCCCGCGTGGGCGCCTGGGCCAGCGTGACGCGCGACCTTGCGGACGCGCCGATCCTGTCCGGTTGGGCCAAATACGACTGGACCACCCACCGCGACGCGGACGGCGTCCCCGTCCTGCATTACGGGTGCGAGTCGCACCGCGTGGCCGACTGGACGCCCGCGCTGCAGCGGAAGTTGTGCGCGCGCCACGATCCCGCCGCGGCCGCGGACCTGCGCGCCATCGTGGCCACGGTGCGCGCGTTCTGGAAGGCAGTTACGCCGAAACGGGCCGCCACGGCCCAGAAAGACTAGACAAGTATGCACTCACTCGAAACCCTCGCCCGCATCAACGCCGAGGCCGCCCGGCGCGAGCTCACGCACAGGCTCGGCACGGCCGCCATGGACGACCCGCTCCCGCTCGGGCCCGGCCGCCCGTTCGGCCTCGGTTGGCGCCTCACAATGCTGCGCGCGCGCCTACTGGCCATTGCGGCCGAGCTCCTCTTGATCGGGTGCGCGGCCAAGCCGGGCGGGCCCGAGCTCGCGGGCCCGTGCCCGCCCCTGCCGCCCGGGCCCGTGGTGACCGTCCGGGCCGTGGCCGTGGACGCCACGACCGGGGCCGTCGTGGGCGCACTCTACACTGGCGAAACGGGCGCCCGCTAGGGGCCCGTCCCGGACCGGGCACGCGGCCCGCCCGCCGGCTGACGAGCCGGGCCGCAACGGGAGAAACGTATGTCGCATGCAATCACGAATCGGGACGGGCTCGTGCTCGTCGGGGCGCCCGCTTGGCACGGGCTCGGGACGGTGGTGGAGCGCGGCGGTCTGACCGTGCGCGAAGGGTTCCGGAGGGCCGTGCCGTGGGAGCCGGTGTTGGTGCCGCTCGAATGGGGCATCGGCGACGCCGTGCCCGACGCGCGCGGCGTGGTGGCCGAGACCCCGAACCCGCTCGGGCCGGCCTTCCTGCCCGACCGGCGTTTCCTGGCCACGGTCTCCGCGGATTACTCCCTCGTGACGCACGAGGACGTTCTGGCGCTGGCCGAGGCCGCCGAGGCCCACCCGGGCGTTCAGCTGGAGACCGTGGGCACCACCCACGGCGGACGCAAGCTGTTCTTGCTGCTCAAGGTCGGGTCGTACGGCGTGGGCCTCAACCGGGACGACCGCACGAGCACGTACCTCGCACTGCTCAACTCATTCGACAGCAGCACGGCCCTCCGCGGGTTCGGGACGGAGGTCCGGATCGTGTGCGCCAACACGTACGGCGCGGCCCTCGGCGCGGCCGACGGCGAACGCGTGGGCTTCCGGATCCAGCACACTGGCGACCTCACGGCCCGGTTGAAGGCCGCGGAGGGGATGGTCGCGGCCGGCCGACTGCAGCTGGCCGAACTCCAGTCCGGGGCCGAGTTCCTTGCGGCGCGCGACGTGACCGTGGCCCAGGCCGGGGAGTACTTCGCGCGCGTGGCGTCGATCGTGTTCCCGGCCGTGGCCGAGGAGCGCCCGGCCGACCCGAAGGAGGGGGCCGCGTGGGACCGGCAGCGCGAGCGCGCGCGGGAGACCGTGGGCGCGTGGGTGCGGGAATTGGAGCACGAGCGGCAGGCCCTCGTGGCCGGCACGTACTACGCGGCCCTTGAGGCCGTGACGCACTGGGCGGACCACGGGCGCCCGCGCGTCCAGGAGAGCGCCGGGGACAGGCTCCTGGGCCGCGGGGCCCAGATCAAGCGCGTGGCCCGTCGCGTGGCGTTGGAATTGGCGGGCGCGGGGTAGTTTCTCCCACCCGGCACGCCCGGCCCCGGACTCGCACCGCGCGGGCCCGGGGCCGTTTCATGGGGTAGGGTAAAGACACCATGCTACACTCCGAACCGACGACCGCACTTCTCCTCGCGCGCTTCCGGCGCGCGGTCTCTCTCCGCCCGGCCCTCCTGCGGACCGAGCCGTGGTACTGGCGCGAGGGCGAGCGCATCCGGGCCATGGCGCGCGAGCTCGGCATCCCAGACCGGCGCGCCACGGACGCGGCCGCCGTCCTCTCCCCGGCCGGCCGGTGGGACGACGTCGTGGCGCGCCTCCCGGCCTTCCTGCGCGCGTGGCGCGATGGCGAGGCCCTCCCGCCCATGCCGACCTACGGCGCGAACGTGCGCAAGGCCGTGGCCGTCCTGCGGGGCGAGGGCGCGCCGGCCGGGCCCAAGGTGTCGCGCTTCGCCCGGAACCTTGCGGGCGACCCCGGGTGCGTGACCGTGGACCGGTGGGCCGCCCGGGCCGCGGGCCTCCCGGAGGGCGGCGGGGCGCGTTGGTACGCCACGATCGAGCGCGCGTACGTCCAAGGAGCCCGGGCCGTGCGCCTCGCCCCGAGCGCGTTCCAAGCCATCGTATGGGTCGCGCTCCGGGACGGAATAATCCCGTGGGGCCCCGTTCGGTCCGCGTAGCACCCCGGCTCTCATGCGCGTGACCGACCGCCTTGCCAAGCTATGGGCCCTTCAGGCCCTCGCGTTCGCGGCCCTCGTGGCCGTCGAGTGCGGGCCCGAGCCCGAGGACGCGCGAGGGTACGCGCAACGCGCACGGCGGCGCCGGGTGGCCCGGGCACGGTGCCGGCGGGTGGAACGGGCCCTCGCCCGGGCCATCCGGCGGACGATCCAGGGGCCGGGTGGCCCCCGCCCCTTTCTCCCCTTCGGCCTAGCGCTAGCCGCGCTGGCCGGGTAGACTTCAACACCATGGCGTCAGGACGAAAGCATTGGACCGAGCGCTTGAAACGGCTGACGGACACTAGCCGCGCTGGCCGGCGCCAGGCGCGCAAGCTGCTCGGAAGGGCCCACGGGTGCGAGTGGCGGGTGCTCGGGCGACAGGACCGCGGCATCCCGCCCGATGCCCTGTCGGCCAAGATCGTGGCCGCGTACGCCGCGAAGGAACACCTGGCGCACAAGATGGCGAAGGTTCGGCCGTGATCCGCCTGGGCACCATTGAGCTCGAGTTCGTGCCCGAGCGGGCCGGGGACGAGGGCTGGTCCGACCACTGGGCCGTGTACGAGCGCCGGGGCAAGCGCCGCAAGCTGTACGGGTACGCCGTGAGCCCCGAGGGCGCGGCCATGCTCGTGGCCACCCTGGCCGCCAGCACGTCCGAACGGAAGGCGGCCCTGAAGGCCGCTCGCGACTGGCGGGCTTGGGTGAACGAGATCGCCGAGTTCTTGCGGGGTGCGGTATCGTGAAGCTCTCCGACGCCCTGGCCCAGGCCCGCGACGCGCGCTTCAACCGCCAGCGGGCCGGGGACGTGGCCTATAGCCGCGCTCAGCGGTGCGTGCGCTTCCTGGGCGAGAAGGCGGCCTCGCGCGTCACGGACGCCGACCTCCGCCGAATGGTGGCCGCCATGTTGGCCGTGGGCCTGGGCCCGGCCACGTGCAACCGTCACCTGTCGGCCCTGTCCGCGGTGCTCGAGCAGGCCGGGGTCACCCGCGCCATGCCGTGGCAGAGGGAGCCGAAGGGAAGGACGAGGTGGCTGACCGAGGCCGAGGTGACCCAGCTGGCCCAGGCGTGCCTCCCGCGCAAGCACGGTCCGGCCGTGGCGTCCCTGGTGCAGTTCCTGGCCGAGACCGGCCTGCGCGCCGGGGAGGGCCTGGCCCTGACGTGGGCCGACCTCGAGCTCGAGGGCCCGCGCCCGCACGCCGTGGTGGCCACCAGCAAGAACGGGGACGCCCGATGGGTGCCCCTCACTGAAGAGGCCGTCAGGGTCGCGCGAACGCGACTCCCCCAACAGCGGGGACCCTGGTGCGGCCTCTCCCAGTCCACCCTGAACCACGTGTTCAGGGCCGCCCGGGACGTCGTGTCCTCGACCCGGGGCGACCCGGAGGTCGTGGTGCACGCCTTGCGCCACACGGCCGCCAGTCGCCTCGTGCGCGCGGGCGTGTCTCTTCCCGTCGTGAGCGCGTGGCTCGGGCACCGGGACCACCGCTCGACCCTCCGGTACGTTCACGTGGACCAGAACGGCCTCGTGGCCGCCGCAACCGCACTGATG